ATAGACGACGAAAGAAAAAACAAGTTTTACGATACAGCAACCGGAACAACCGGAAGTACAACAAGTTCTGGTGGCTCTCCGATTGCACAAGATCTAGGCGGAAGTCTTCTTTACACAGATAGACTCACCACCCAAGACTCCCAAGGCAATATTACCGGTAGAGATGACAACGCTTACCGTGCGGAGATTGCTAGAAATATCGAAAGAAATAAGAGGAACAATCCTTATGGCGTCAGCGGATTTTCAATGAACGTTGGTGGTACAGGAATGGCTGGGTTTACGAGAGGTAGATAATGTCAGAACAAGAAATAACCAGAGGAAACAAAGCCAAACAAATTTTAGAAGAACCTTTATTTGTAGAAAGTGTTCAAACAATCAGAACTGAGTTAATGAATGAATGGCTAAACTCAGACGAAAAAAATTCAGAGCAAAGGGAAAACATTTTTCGCATGAGAAGAATGTTAGAAGTTGTTTTGATGCAACTTAAAACCGTTATGGAAACGGGCAAGTTGGCAACTCAAAAAAAATCCGAAAAATAATAGGAGAAATAAATGGCAGAAGAACCAGTAATGGACTCTGCAACCGACAACTCTGTAGAACAGAAACCGGTTGAACAGAAACAATATAAGTCCGAAAGAGACGCAGTCGAAGACATGAAAAACCTTTTAGGTTTACAAGAGCAATCAAGTGAACCCGAAGCCACAAGGACTCATGAAATCGAGAGCGAAGTGTCCAGCAAAGAGGAAGTCAATTCTCAAGAGAATACTGATGACCTCGGAGAAGACGCAGAGCTAGTTGATCTTTTGAATGAAGAAACCACGGAGACTACCGAGGATTTAATCGAACTAGACGGCGAGAAAATAACCTTAGAGGAGTTAAAGAAGGATAGACTCAGACAAAAAGATTACACCCAAAAAACACAAAAGTTATCTGATGAGCGAAAAGAGTTTGATCAGATGAGAAAACAAGTGTTGCAAGAGGGTGAAGTGGCTAAGCAACAACGAGAATTTTACCGACAGAAGTTAGAAGAGTTGGAAAAATCTTTAGTGCAAATTGCAAAAAATACTCCAGAAGCAGATCTTGATAAGCTATATCACGAAGACCCAGCTGAATATGTAAGGCAAAAAGCTCTACTTGATAAACAAAGAGAAGAAATGAACAAAGTTGTTCAAGAAAAGGAACGACTTGATCAGATCAAACAACAAGAGCAAGACCAGATATATAATCAGTATTTATCTGACCAAAGACAAAAGTTAGCTGAAAAACTTCCGATCTATGCTGATAAAGATAAAGGAGAAGCTTATCGACAAAACTTAATTAATTTTGCAAAAGAGCGTGGATTTACAAATGAAGAAATAGGTCTTCTAGTAGATCACCGGTCAGTTTTATTACTGGCAGACGCTTTTCAATATCATAAGTTGAAACAGTCAAATTTAAAAAAGAAACAAGTCAATAAAACTCCGAGAGTCTTGAGTACCAATAACAAAACTAAAGTAGAACCGTCTTCTGATAGGAAGAAGTTTAATTCTCAAATGGACAGACTCAAGAAGTCCGGAAAAGTCAATGACGCAAGTTCGGTCTTCCTTGAGATGATAAATAACAAAGCAATCTAAATAGAAAGGAAATATTCAAATGGCAGTCCCAACAAATACATTTGAAACTTTTGATTCCAACTCTATGAAAGAGTCTTTTGAGGACATTATCTATAACATAGCTCCGTCGGAGACCCCCTTTATGAGCGGAATTGGTAAGACCAACATTACCAACACCTTGCACGAATGGAGTGTCGATGCGCTAGCAGATGCCGGCAATAACGCTCAAGTGGAAGGCGACGATTACACTGCGGTAGCAACAACTGCGACCGTTAAATTAAACAACCAATCTCAAATTTCTGCAAAAGCAGTAACCGTATCTGGAACCGTTGAGTCAGTAGATCAAGCGGGTAAAGGTTCAGAACTTGCTTACCAACTTGCAAAAGTAGGTAAAGAGCTAAAGAAAGATATTGAAAGAGCTATGGTTGGCGTAGAAAACGCTAAAGCGTCCGGTTCGTCCGGCACAGCCAGAGAGTCAGCATCTTTCGGAACTTGGCTAGGCGGAAACATTCCGGGTACATCAACTTCTGCGGATAACTTCTCTAAGAACGGAACATTAACAGCAACTCCAGCTGGTACCGGTGCAACTGCAATCGCTGGTGGTACTAACAGAACCTATACTGAAGCTCTATTAAAAGCTGGTATTCTAAGAGCCTATCAATTAGGCGGAAACCCAGAAGCAGTAATGATGACACCAAGTCATAAACAGCTAGCTTCTGCATTCACCGGTGTATCGACCGCGTATCGAGACGCCTCTTCGATGTCAATTATAGGGGCAGTGGATATTTATGTATCAGACTTCGGTGAGCTAAGCTTCGTTCCAAACAGACTACAACAGGCAAATCGTGTTGACATTGTAGAGACAGGAACATGGGCTATGGGTACACTAAGACCTTTCCAAACAAAGGAATTAGCAAGCTCTGGTGATAACGAGAAGAGATTATTGCTTTGCGAATGGACGTTAATTGCACAGAGTCCTAACGCCAACTACTCTATCTTTAATTTAACTGCATAATTAATACTTATACCTCTGAGGGGGGTTATTCCCCCTCTTCAATTTATTAGGGAGAAATCATGTTTAAAAAATCAATTTATAAAAGAGGAAGCCATAAAGGTAAAAGTAACTTAACTCTTACTAGAGGCGACGGTAAAGAAATGCCTGTCAAAACTTCAGCTGGTGATAGATTTTTACAAATGGGTAAAAAGAGAATTGCTAACCAAGGTTTAGCAGTCATGGACACAATCGATAAAGAAATACAAAAAGCAATCAAAATATAATGACAAAAAAAATAAGCGTAGATAGCGGAGCGAATGTAATCAAATCAAAGATACATTTAGACGAGGGAGAGAAAAAAATTCACATTGAAGACTCTCAAGATGTATCTGAAATTATTTCAAATAATAAAAGAGACGCTATTGATGAGGCTTATAAGTTAAAAGGCTTTCAAGACGCTAAGATGTATAAAGTGGCGTCTATACCATTAATCGTAGTACAAGAGCTAGCCCAAAAAGGAATTATGGGAACTAACGGAACTATTAAAGACCCGGTACGCATGAAGAAATGGTTGAATGACCCGGATAACAAACATTTTAGAATTTATAAAGGCAATCTGTAATGGCAATCAGCAATTTTACTAACTTAAAAACAGCTATAGCAAACTATCTGAATAGAGATGATTTAACATCATACATTCCAGATTTTATTTCTTTAGCTGAGTCTCGTATTAATAACGAGCTAAGAGTTAGAGAAATGGAAGTCGTGGACACTTCTACGACAACGGTATCGGGAACTCAAGGATATGACTTACCGACAGGATTTATTGTAGCGAAGTACGTTATCTATAGATCCAATCCGTATTCTATCCTTCAATACAAAGCGCCTTTTGACTTCTTAAAAGATTACAATACCAGCGTATCAGCTGGCAAACCTTCTTACTTTACTATTGTAGGCGGACAGATTTTACTCGGTGTAAAGCCAGACTCCGCTGTTACCTTAGAGATTGGACATTTTAAAAAAGTTACAGCCTTATCAGACTCTAACGCAACTAACGATATTCTAACAAATTACCCCGATATCTATTTATATTCAGCTCTTGCTGAGTCAGCTCCCTTCTTAATGCAAGACGAACGATTAGATGTATGGGCAAAACTTTATAAAGAAGCTCTCAAGATTGCGAACACAAGCTCTGAAAATGGAAGAACCGCTTCTCAAACTTTACAGATGTCAGCTGATGTGGTGGTTTAATGATAAAATTTGGAGATTTACAAGCTGATCTTCCGACTTACCAGAACACGGGAGCATTAAAAGTAGATAATGTTATTCCGTTAGTGGACGGATATAAAAGTTTCCCGGGCTTTGTTGAGCTTAGTGATGTAGCAACTACAACTAACCCGGTAGGATTGTTTACATCTATCGGAGCTTCTGGAATTACAAACTATGCTGGAGATGAGTCGAAGCTCTATCAAATGGATAGTAACGGAGACTTTCAAGATAAAAGTAGATCTGGTGGTTATAACAATGTTACAACCGAAGGTTCTAAAGACTATTGGAGCTTTGCTAAGTTTGGTAATAATGTTTTAGCTACGAACTTTGCAGACAATATACAAAAGTTTGAAGAAGGCACAGATACAGCCTTTAGTGATCGAGTTTCTTTAAAAGCAAAATACTT